ATAGGAGAATATTATGAACTCAGATATAGGAGCAAAAACTTTAACTAGCACTGGAACTATTCAGTCTGGTCGTACAAGATTGCTATCTATTTATTATGTGGGTCATAGTTCGGCTGGAAGTTTAACTTTCAAAGATGGTGGAGCAACTGGTACACAAAAACTTGTGATAGCAACTCCTGCTGGAAGTGCAGCTGATCAATATCAAGTGGATATGCCTTTAGATGGTATAGTTTTTAAAACTGATATGCACTTGACTATTAGCAATGTAACCTCTGTTACAGTTTTTGTAACACCGATTACTGCTGATACTGATAATGGATAGTTATACAGAAGAATTACTTGGATTAAAGCGAGGTGGTATGCCGCCTCGTTCCAAGAAGTATTTTAGATCTACCAAATCTGGTGCAGGTATGACCAAAGCAGGTGTAGCTAGATACAGAAGAGAAAACCCTGGATCAAAACTTAAAACAGCAGTAACAAAAAAAAAGAATTTAACAAAAAAAGAAAAAGCTAGAAGAAAATCATTTTGTGCAAGAAGTGCTGGACAAATGAAAAAATTTCCAAAAGCTGCTAAAGATCCTAATTCTAGATTAAGACAAGCTAGACGTAGATGGAGATGTTAAATGAAATTATCCGAAAATTTTAGTCTTCACGAGTTCACTAGATCTCAAATTGCAACTAGAAATAATATAGATAATACACCTAATGAAAAACAAATTTTTAATTTAAGAAATTTATGTGTGCACATTTTACAACCTGTAAGAGATTATTTTATGAAACCTATGATTATTAGTTCTGGATTCAGGTGTGCAGAACTAAATCAAAAGCTGGGTTCAAGTATTAAGTCACAACATGTGCAAGGTCAAGCGGCAGATATCGAGGTATTAGAAGTTGGTAATTTAGAACTTAGTGATTGGATTCACGCTAATTTAAAATACGATCAATTAATATTAGAGTTTCATAATCCAGAAAAAGATCCACATTCTGGTTGGGTACATGTATCTTACAGTACAGATGAAAATAGATATGAGTATCTGGAGGCATACAAAAATGAAGAAGGTAAAACGAGGTATAAATTAAAGTAAATGGCAATAAGTAGATCACAGATGAGGCAACAAATATCTAAACCTCCACAGAAAAAAAAATTCAACAAGAAGAAAAGAGTTAGGATAATTCAAGGCAACAAAGGAAAATCAAAGAGCAAGATATTTACACGTTAATAAGAGTGCAGTATAATAAAACAAGGAGATATATATGACAAAATTATGCCCAAGAGGAAAAGCAGCAGCTAAAAGAAAATTTAAAGTTTATCCAAGTGCCTATGCAAATGCCTATGCTTCAAAAATATGTGCTGGTAAAATAAAAGACCCCAGTGGTGTAAAAAGAAAAGATTTTAAAGGACCAAAACCAGCATCAAAAGGTACTATGGTAGATACTTTTGAGGGTCATGAAGTACAAGGAGGTTCTATACAAGGCGATTATGGAACTAATAGTAGTATGCAAGGTTATTACAAAGACTTGTTATAATTATGTCCTCTGGTTTAAAAAAATGGTTTGCTCAAAAATGGGTGGATATAGGAAGTAAAGATAAAGATGGTAAGTTTAAACCTTGTGGAAGAAGTAAACAAAAAGCAGATGCAAAAAGAAAGTACCCTAAGTGTGTGCCTTTAGCTAAAGCTAGAAGAATGACAGAGGGTCAAAGAAAAAGTGCTGTAAAAAGAAAAAGAGCAAAAGCTCAAGGAGTGGGAGGTAAACCTACTAATGTTAAAACTTTTGCAGTCAAAGGTGGATTAGCAGATTATTATAAAGGAGTTATATAATGACAGAAAAAAAAAGATTAATACAAGATGTTTTAGGTGGTTTAAAAGTTCCTAAAAAACAAACTAGGCAACAAAAGAAAAGTATGAAAAGATCAGAAAAAAATATCAAAAAAAACTTGTATGATGATGTTTTAAAACCTCTTAAAAATAGTGGTGGTGGTCTTACTGAAGGCATCAAATCAGTAAAAGCCAGTGAGAAACAAGCAGCTCCTTCCAAAAAAGCTAGTGAGATGCAAGCAGCTCCTTCTACAAAAGCAAGTAAAAAACAGTACAGAGGTGTTACTAAAAAACCTTTAGCTGATTTTAAAAGCAAGATGAGTAAAAAATCTGTTACGAAAAAATTAACTGGTGGACAAGCAAAACTAGATAAAAATAAAAATGATAAAATAGATGCAGAAGATTTTAAATTACTTAGAGAAGGTATGGCATTAGGTGGCAGTATGACAAGACAAATGACACAAGATATGATTGCTAGAGCTTTTCCAAAAGTCAAAGGACAAAAACAAAAAGAACAAGAAATGTATTTGAGAGAAAAAGCTAAATACGATAAACCACAAAATATGAGAGGTGGTGGTATAGCTATCAAAGGAACTAAATTTAAGGGTGTATTTTAGGATAAATTATGGCTACTTCTGGAACAACAGCATTTGATTTAGATATAGATGATATCATTGAAGAAGCTTATGAGAGATGTGGTGTTAGAACTAATTCTGGTAAAGATTTAAAATCTGCTAGAAGAAGTTTAAATATCATGCTATCGGAGTGGGGTAATAGAGGTGTGCATTTATGGAAAGTAGAATTAAAAGAACAATTACTATCTGCTGGAACTCAAACTTATACAGCTCCTACAAACGCTAACGATGTTTTAGAGGCTTATATTAGTACAACAACTGGTACTACTTCATCAACTAATGATGTGTCTTTAACAAAAATAAGTAGAAGTGAATATGCTGCTTTGCCTAATAAAGGTTCACAAGGACAACCTAGCCAGTATTATGTAGATAGACAAACTATTCCTACTATAACTTTATATCAAACTCCAGATGCAACAACCTATACGTATTTAAAATACTATTATTTAAAAAGAATAGAAGATGCTGGAGCTTATACAAATCAAGCAGATGTAGTTTTTAGATTTATACCATGTATGGTATCTGGTCTTGCTTACTATTTGAGTATGAAAAAAAATCCTCAACTGGTGCAACAAAATAAATTATTGTACGAGGATGAATTACAGAGAGCTTTAACTGAGGATGGACAAAGAACTTCGGTGTATATAACACCACAAAGTTATTTTCCACAAGGATAGATATGCCATACGCAAAAGGAAAAAAATCACAAGCAATATCTGATAGGTCTGGAATGGCTTTTCCTTACACTGAAATGGTTAAAGAGTGGAATGGATCTTTTGTGCATCGTTCTGAGTTTGAAGCAAAACATCCACAAATAAAAAGAAAACATATTAAGGCAGATGCTATAGCATTAGCAAACGCAAGACCTAGACCAAAAGACGACAACAAAGATTTTTTATTATATATTAGCAATGGTTTTTTTGCTAATCAGGGAGATAGTGGAATAACTGGAGGTGCAAGTATGAGAGTTACAGATAGTGATAAAATTTTGGGTACGAAACTTACATCAGTGGAAGCAACTACATCTATAGGCACTAATTTTAGTGTGGTGATAACATGAGTATTACACACGCAAATTTTTTAACTCAAGTACGAAACTATACAGAAGTAGACTCTAATGTTTTAAGTGATACTTTATTAGATCAATTTATTAGAAATACAGAATTAGATATTGCTAACAAAGTAGATTATGATGACATTAGAAAATACGTTACTGGTTCTACAGGTACACAAAAATATTTGAATGTTCCAGATGACTGTATCGTAGTTCGTTCTATACAAGTGATTAGTAGTAGTACAAGAGATTTTTTAGAAAAAAGAGATACCTCTTTTATAGCCGAGTTTAATCCTACAGATGCAACTGGTTTACCAAAATATTTTGCTAATTGGGATGATAAAAATATTTTGTTTGCACCTATACCAGATCAAAATTACGATGTTCAATTAAATTATATAAGAGATCCAGAACATTTTAATTCTACAACGGATACTTTTTTATCTAAACATCAAGAATCTTTATTATTACATGGTGTATTAACTGAGTGTTTTAGTTATTTAAAAGGCCCAGTTGATATGTACAACTTATACAAAACCAAGTATAATGAAGAAATACAAGATTTTGCGTTGCAACAAATGGGTAGAAGAAGAAGAGGAGAGTATGATGATGGGGTACCAAGAATACAAGTCGCTTCTCCTTCACCATAAAATAAAAAAGGAGAAAAAATATGGCAATAACAACTAGCGTAGTGTGTAATGTGTTTAAAACAGACGTGTTAAAAGCAGTGCATAATTTTACTGCTGCACCAACTGGTAACACTTTTAAATTAAGTATGTACACATCAAGTGCAACTCTTGGTAAGTCAACAACATCTTACACATCTGATAATGAAGTAAGTTCACCTTCTGGATATACAGCTACTGGTAAAAATTTAGTTTCCTCTACTCCAGTTTTAAGCACAGACACTGCTGTATGTGATTTTGCAGATTTATCTTTTATAGGTGTTACTCTTACAGCAAGAGGTGCTTTAATCTATAACGATTCAGCTTCTGGTGATCCAGCAGTTGCAGTTTTAGATTTTGGTGGAGATAAAACAGCTACTTCAGGCACATTTACAATACAGTTTCCTACTGCTAATGCTTCAGATGCTATTATAAGAATAGCTTAGTAATAGGAGATTTGTTCAGTGACTACTAGAACATTTACAGTTACAGTAGTAAATGTTAGTGGTAATAATAAGTATTTCATTGATGGAGTACAACAAGCTACTCTCAATCTAGCAGAGGCAGGTACTTATGTATTCAATTGGTCTGACAGCTCAGCAATAAATCATCCACTAAGGTTTTCTACAACTTCTGATGGCACACATGGTGGAGGATCAGAGTACACTACAGGTGTCACTAAAAATGATGGTGCTTACACTACAACAATCACAGTAGCGATAGGTGCTCCAACTTTATACTATTATTGCCAATATCACCCAAATATGGGTGGTCAAGCAAATACAGTATCTGCGACATCATGGGGTATGTTGTCTTGGAATACTGGTGCTTGGGGTAATCAAGCTGATTTAACATTCAGTGTAACTGGTGTTAGTGCTACTACATCAATTGGTTCTGTTGTTGCTGATGGTGTTATAAATACTGGATGGGGTAGAGTAGCATGGGGTGAATTTGGTTGGGGTATAGGAGGTCAGGTTGTTGCCTCTGGGGTAGCTACCACTTCAGCAGTTGGTAGCGTCTCACAAACTATTACAGCAGATTTAAATGTAACAGGAGTATCTTTAACAAGTTCAGTTGGCTCCGTATCTGTAGAAGTAGCACTAGATGTAACAGCACCAGATGTTAGTCTTACAAGTTCAGTTGGCTCTGTAGTAGTAACTCACACTGGTTTAGTCGCACCTACTGGTTTAGTAGCTACAACCAGTTTAGGAACTGCAAGTGTAGATGAAAGATTTTTAGTAGGCTCTGGTTGGGGTAGATTAAGTTGGGGTAACCAAGCATGGGGTGTGGTATATGGTGTAATACCTAGTGGATTAAGTATTAACTCTTCTGTTGGCACTTCTACAATAACAGGCGATTGTAATATATCAGTTACTGGTGTATCAGTTACAAGCACAGTGGGAGCTGTAGCAGGCGTATCAACAGATATTTTAATTACACAAACTGGATTAGGATTAACCAGTTCAATAGGTACTTCTACTGTAGAAATAACTTTTGGTGCAGTAGTAACAGGTGTTTCTGCAACATCAGCAGTAGGTTCTGTAATAGTTGCACCTAAAATAGAAGTGCCAGTTACTAACTCTACCTTAACATCTTCTATTGGCACAGTTACTTTTACTATAACAGGTTCTACTTCAGTTACTGGAGTAGCTTCAACGTTCTCTGTAGGATCAATAGTTCCAGAGTCCATTTACTCTGTCACTGGTGTTGTGGCAACATCAGCTGCTGGTACTCCTACTGAAGTTACAGGTGAAGGAATTATAGATAATGTTACTGGGGTAGTGTTGACTGCTTCAACTTCTGCTTCTATAATAGTGGTGTGGTCAGAAATAGATACTGGCACACCAATAACTTGGACTGAGATTACAACAGCAGCATAAAGGAACAAAAATATGGCATCTTCATACTCATCAGATCTAAAACTAGAACTCATGGCAACTGGTGAAAACGCTGGTACATGGGGTGATAAAACAAATACAAATTTAAATTTAGTACAACAAGCAATAGGTGGTTTTGAACAAGTAACAGTTGGTGATGGAGCAACAGTGGCTCTAGCTATGTCAGACGGTGCAATCTCTAATGCTAGAAATATGGTTATAAAAATAGCTACAGTAACTTTATCTGGAGCAACTGTTTTAACAGTGCCAAATAGCATAGAAAAAATGTATATATTTGACTGTACTGCTGTGACTAATCCTACAAACTTAACAATTAAAACAGCAAGTGGGTCTGGCTTCTCTCCAGATCAAGCAAAAATTTATTTTGCATACGCAGATGGAACAAACATAGTAGAGGTATCTTTAGATACTTTGGGTGGTGCGATTGGTTCTGATAGTTTACCAACTGTGCCTATAGCTAAAGGTGGTACAGGTGCAACAAGTTTAGCATCTGCAAACATAGCGGTATTAAATGCAACTAATAATTTTGCAGACAATATATTACAAAGAGCAAAACTTAAAGATACAGCAGAAGTAGCAGTAGCTTTAGGTGATTTAGGTGGTGGAACAGATGATATAGATTTATCAACAGGTAATGTCTTTACTGCAACAGTATCAACAGGAACACAAACTTTCACTTTTTCAAACCCTAGTCCAAGTGGTAACGCTTGTACTTTTATGTTGATACTAACTAATGGTG